TACAATTTGGTAGGGGTTTATGACAAGAGGGGGAAGAGGAGGGACAGGGTGATTGGTGAAGGTACGCAAGGTTAACGGGGAGTGGTTGTTAATGTTTGGGGACCGTGTATTGGCGAGGTTCAAGGATCGTGATAGTGCGAGGGAGTTCATGGTGAGGAGTTTGATGGAGGGGTGAGCATTCTTTACGCAGACGAGGTTGTTCCGAAGGTGGGCATACCCTTTCCCCCGGAGTTCTCTTATGATCATGGTGAGTTGCAACCGATGGTGGAGGAAGTGGCGCAGAAGGTTTTGGATGAGGATGTAAGTCGGGCGCAAGTACTGGCACACCTGATGGCAAACCAATATGCCCTGGAGGAGGACGATCCTGTTACGTGGGGATGGCAATTACCGATGTGGCAGAGGGTTCTGGACAATTGGGACAAGTACAAGGTTCACGTAATCTTTGGTGGGAACAGGAGTAGTAAGAGTACTTTTGCGGCAAGGTTGATGGTATGGTTGTTACAGAACATTCCTGCTGCGGAGTTAAGGTGCTTTCATGTATCACGGGAACGGAGTGTTGATGACCAGCAAAGGTTAATCTGGGAGGCATTACCGGCAATCATCAAGGATACTGCACCTTCTGTTGGGCCGAACCACAGTGTGATGTATTCCCAGAAGAACGGATTTTCTGATGACAAGTTGATACTGCCTCCGGTGGGACGGTCAAAAAGGGGAGGGCAATTAAAGTTCAACAACTACAAGCAGTACTTACTGGACCCGCAGGTATTTGAGGGGATGAAGGGTCATTGTTTTTGGCTTGATGAAGAAGTTCCAAAATCCTTGTTTGAAACACTGCTGGCGCGACTAACGGACTATCGGGGCAGGGCAATCCTGACATTTACAACCTTGCAGGGTTACAGTGATCTTGTTGGCAGCATCCTTTATGGAGCGAAGACATTGGAGCGCAGGTATTGCGAGTATATGCGTGAAGACTTGCCGGTGATGCAGGAGTCAAAGAGTTGGAAGAACTGCGCCATTTATTACTTCTGGAGTGAGGACAATGTATTTATCCCGCACGGGGAATTGTATGATACGTACAAGGGGCAACCGTCCGAGGTGAAGTTAGCCAGGTTATTTGGGATTCCCAGCAAAAGCATGGATAGCAGGTTCCCGAAATTCGACTCGATCATTAACGTAATCCCCCATGACGAGATCCCCCACATCAAGAACCCGAAGCATGATATAACCCGTTACCAGATAGTTGACACTGCTGGAGCGAAGAACTGGACCTGCATCTGGGTTGCCGTGGACAAGCGTGGTGATTGGTATGTTTACCGGGAGTGGCCGGACAGTACTTATGGTGCTTGGGCCTTACCTCACCAGAATGCCAGGGGGAACCCGATTGGAAAACCCGGACCCGCACAGAAGTCCCTTGGGTATGGTTACCGGGATTATGCCCATCTGTTCAGGGAATTGGAATGTGGTGAGGAAATCTTTGAACGGATCATCGACCCCCGCATGGGTAGGGCAACCATCAAGAACAGTGACGGGGATACGGACATCATCTCCGAGATGGCACAGCAGGAGTTCTTTTATCGACCAGCACCGGGATTGGAAATCGACCACGGCATCCAACGCATCAACGACCTTTTGTCCTGGGACCACACCAAGCCCAAGACGATGGAGAACCGTCCGAAGCTATATTTCAGCGACCAATGCCTGAACATGACTGAGTGTATGAAAGAGTATACCGGTTGTTCCCGTGACGAGGCATCCAAGGACTTCATAGACTGTGTCAGGTACGCTGCCGTTACCCCTGCCGAGTATGTGGGAGACCGGAAGTTCATGGTTAGTGGTGGGGGAAGTTATTGAATTTTATATTATGAACACACCAGATTCCTTCAGGGACAAAGCGATTGCAGACTTCAGGATAGCTGCGAAGAAAAAGTATGACATTGGACAAGCCGAGCATGGTGGATTCCTACCTGACCGTGCCAACCTTGATGAAATTGAGGAGGAGGTTATTGACCTGTGGTTCTACTTGAGGGCATTGCGACACAAGATCAACCGTATGTCATCATCTGAAACCCTTGTCGGGGCAATCAAGCAAACGGAGGCAGACAATGAATGAGCATACCTTTATCGTGGCGTTCCTGGTTACCTGCCTGATCTGGTTTATTGCATTTTTTACCAAATAGACCTTGACGCAAACTCGATGATGTCAGATAAAGAAACCGTTAATTAACATTCTTTTCGTCCCCTCAGTAGGTTTGGTTGCTTGCTGGGGGGTTTTTTTTTATCAAGTACCCTCTGAAGCACGTTGGCATAATCCTTTGGACGGATATCCGATGGTCTGCGTTTCCAGAAATTAACATACCCAACCTCAATGTCCATCGCAAGTCGCGTCAATTCCTGGCGGGAGTAACTCACAACTTGAACGAATCAATCCCGTCGAACCCCTTGAGGTGGAACTTGCGGATTCTTTTTAGTGCCTTCTGTTCATGCTGGCGAATCCTCTCGCGTGTGACACCGGCAACCTGGGCAATCTGTTCCAGCGTCCAACATCTACCCGGACAATTCTCCGAGTTCCATATGACTGCCTTCCTCAATCGCTCATCACGGGTCTCCCCAGTAAAACTGCTGTATGGGATCGGTGTAGCGTTTGGTACCATGACTACACACTTGACATTTTCTGATACCAAGGTAAAGACAAATTATGCAGGAATCAGAAGAAAACGAGGTATTGGAGTTCGTGCAGGACACTCCCGACATCAAGGTATTGTCATCTGCCTATAGTGAGACCCGTACTGAGTTGTCTGAGTTCAAGAGTCAGTGTGACGAGAACTTTAACACGCGAATGTGCATCTGGTCCGGCAAGTCCAATGACAACCGCAAACACGCAAGGTCCGGAGTCGATCCATTTCCCTGGGACGGTGCATCCGATCAGGACGTTCCATTGGTGGATGAATTGATCAAGTGCCATAGCGCAATGGTGATGAACGGGGTCCGCAAGGCAAACATAGTGGCATCCCCCGTGGGCAGTGATGATGTGGGTCGCGCCAAGATTGTTGCCCAATTCCTGAAGTGGTTGCTCAACACCCAGATGCCGGAGTTCCATACCGAGGTGGAGAGATCCATTAATCATCTGCTGGAGAAGGGCATTGCGGTCACCTACCAGTGCTGGATCAAGCGGGAGCAAAAGATTTTACAGACCATCCGGTTGCAGGAAATCGCACAGGCAATGCCACAAGTCGCAGAGGCACTGATGGATGAATTGCTGGAGGACCAGTTCGTTGATATGATTACGGGTCAGTACTCCGTTGGAAAGGCAAAGGCCCGGACAATGTTGAGACAACTCCGTACCACCGGGGAAACTTCAATCCCAATGGCACAGGGAACCGAGAACCGTCCATCGATCCGCGCACTTTCCCCCGATGAGGATATCTTCTTTCCACCCTACACCGTTGACATTCAGGACGCACCCTACGTTTTCCAGGTCATGCATTACACCCCCACTCAATTGCGGGAGATGGTGCTGAACCAGGGATGGGACGAGGATTGGGTTGAATATGTGGTTGAACACTCCCGTGGGGATACGGAGCCGGACCGCAAGGCATCGTTTCAAAGTGTTGCCAGTGCCAGGGATGATATCATTGAGGTCGTTTATGCCTACCAAAGATTGGTCGATGAGGATGGTGTGCCTGGGATCTACTGTACGATTTTCCATCCCAAGAACTCCGAGTCATCTGAAGAACTTAAACAACCCTACGCCAAACACGAACTCCTATCCTATGCCCACGGTCAGTACCCATTTGTGGTCACCAAGCTGGAGGAATGGAGCAAGAGACTTTACGAAACCCGTGGATACCCGGAAATCGCAAGAGGGTTCCAGAATCAACTGAAGGTCGAGATCGATTCACAGGTTGACAGGGCAGCACTACAATTTCCCCCGCTTGAATATCCTGCCGGCAGACCTCCCGTTGAATGGAGACCCGGAGGAAGAATACCATATCGTGTCCCCGGCGAGGTCAAGTTTGCCGATATGCCACGACTGACCCCCGCATCCATCGATGTCAGGAACGAGATCACCACACAGGTCAACCGATACTTTGGACGCAATTCAAATGACGTTAACCCGATGGAGGCAGCAGCAAAGCAACAAGACCTTATCAATCGTGTATTCAATCATTTAAAGCAATCCATTGAACAAATCTTTTCCCTCTACCAGCAGTATGGTCCCGATGAGGAATACTACAGGGTAACCGGGGTGCAGGATATGCAACGATTTGATAAAGGTAACCCAGGGGAAAGGTACGATTTTTGGCTTAATTTCGACATAGTAACCCAAGATCCTGAACACATTGTTGAACGGGTGGATGCCATTGCTAAACTGGGTCAGGCATTGGACAAGTCCGGCACACTGGATACCGAGGCACTCCTGCAAATGGCAGTTGAACAGATCGGGCCAGGTTGGGGTGAACGTGTCATCCTTCCAAAGGAAACCGCCACACAGAAGGCAGTGGAAGAGGAACGTCTGGCAATTGCACAACTAACCTCCGGCATTGACCTGGATGTGAAACCCAATGATGCCCACGAAATCAAGATGCAGATATTCCAGCAATGGATTCAACAACCCGACATCCAAGAGAAGATCCAGCAGGA